TGCACCAATGACTGCGCCGACCACCATACCAATTGGCCCACCGATTGCGCCCGCAGCAGTGAAGGCGGTTAGGCCCGCACCGGCTGCATATCCGATCATTGCACCGCCAGCCGATGAGAGCGCAGCACCGAGGTTGCCTGAGCCGTAGTTCACGGTTCGCAGGCCGGACACCTTGGGGTCCGAGAGGCTCCCGTTCTGCACCACCTGCGCCGCGAAGCTGCCGATATTCGCTTCGATGCTCTTGAGCGAGGCCTCCATTCCGGCCAGGTAGTTGATCTGCGTGCTGCTGTTCGCCGCGGTGAGCTCGATTGACTTGCTGATCGAGTCGGACTTGGCATTGCTGTCCCCGAGGATCGTGCCGGTGCCTTGGGAGGCTTGGCGCTGCGCCGATACGTTCACGTTGCTGCTACCCGAGACCGCTACCCCAAACCCTGCCACCACCGCCGCCATTGCAGCAACGCCAGCAAAACCACCCCAGCCCGACTGCGCGAAGAACTGCGCGGCGCCGGCCGCCATCGCCGGTGCGATCGAAGCAAGGTTCATCGCCAGCTCGGCGGCGTGCATTACTTCCGAGGCCGTTTGCAGGGCCTTATAGCCGCGCGAGCTCGTGTCGAAGAAGCTTGCGGCGGCGCTGGCCATGTTGCCGTAGCTGTTCAGCTGCTCCTTCGTATTGCGATCGTTGATCTGGTTGATATCGTTAAGGTACTCAGTCTCCGATGATCGACCCTTAGCATGCTTGATTTCCGCAGCTTCGCGTGCTTTATCGTTAGCGGCCCGCTGTTCCCCATAGGTCACCAGCGCTTTCGTCAGGTCGACCAGCGACTTGGTCGCGCCCGTGAACGAACCCTTCAAGGCATCGCCGAAGGTCTTGGCCTTGGTCGGGTCCAGGTACTTCGCGAGGTCTGCTGCAGCCTTTGCGCCAGCCTCCGCATCGGCGCCTTCGGCTCGCAGTTTGGCCAACTCCTTTTCCTTGTCGATGTTGATGTTCAGGTACGCCAGACGAGCCGCATAAAGCTCGCGGTCGTGCCCGACAAGAATGCCCTGCAGGTCGGCCTGGTTCAGCAGCGCATCGATTGCGGCGGCTTCGCGCTGCATGTCCTCCGCGGTAGCCTGCGCCTGAGCCTGGCGCGCCTGTTCGATCTGCTCCTTGGTCTTCCCGATCTCGGCGTTGTGTTCCTTCTGCTTGGCGATCTGTTCCTTCAGCGACTTGATCTGGGCATCGCCGGCATCGGTAATTCCCTTCATCAGGTCGTCGAAGATTTTCTTGTCGTCGATGTCGTAGGTGGCTGCGCCGTTCCTTTCGATCTGGTCGTGTTCCTCCCGCAGGATTGCCAGCTTGCCCAGATGCGCCTGCTTCTCGGCCGTGGTCAACCCGCTGACGTTGGCCATACGCTGTTCGAAGGCCTGCTTGACCTCGTTCTCCTCGAGCGCGATGCGCGCCGTGCGCAGGTCGTAGCCCAACTGGTCGAGCGCGCCGAGTTTGCGGGCGCTTTCGGCGTTCTGTTGCTGGCCCTTCAGCTTGAGTAGCGCCAGCTGCTCGCCGTCCGCAAGCTGCTGCTGCGTGAGTTGGCGCCCCTCGGCGCCCATCGCACGCTCGATTGCGTCGATCTGTTTGTCCAGCTCGAGGCGGCGCTGCTGCACGGCGCTAGAATCGCCGGCCCCATCGAGCAACGCGCGCTTCTGCTTCAGCAGCTCGATCTGGTGCAGCTGGCCCTGGTTCACCTCGTTCGTGATGGCATTCTGCCGGTCAGCATCCGCCGAAGCCTGCGTTGAAGCAGCGTGTGCCGCCTCTTGCTCGGCCTTGTGCCCGGCGATGAGAGACGCGATATAGGCCTTCTGCGCGGCGATTTTCTTGTCGAGCTCCTTGTCGCCGCCGAACACGTTGGGCGTGCTTTCCAGCTCGTCCAGAGCAGTCTGCGCGGCCTGCAATTGGGCATCGTACGGCGTGGCCTTGCTGGACATGTGCTTTTTGGCCTCGTCCCAAAAATCAGAGAAAGCACCCTTCAGTTCGCGCCACCACTGAGTCAGGCCGCTGACCTCCTTCGCCTGGATCGCCAGGTGTCCAGACAGGGCTTGCGCCAGAAGCAGCTGCGCTTGTTGGTGCTGGCCGGTGTTTTCAAGCTCCGCGATGTAATCGATGTTGGCGGTCGTGAGGAAGTGCATCGACTTGTTCAGCTCATCGGCGCCCTGCTTCGGGTTGCTGAACAGCTCGATCAGCTTCGGCGTGATTTCATCGACGCTCTCGCCGGTCGCCTGCGCGTAGTTCCCCGCGAGCAGCGCGATTTTTTCGAGCGCCTGGCCACCAATCTGCCCGGACGCAACAAAGCTCGTCACCATCTGCTTGGCCGTGCCTGTCGTGATCTGGCCAGCTGCTCCAATGCGCCGCGCCATCTCATCAATCGAATCAGCGGTCTGGCCGGCATAATTGTTGGTCACGCCGATCGCGATCCGCATGGCCTCGAAGTCGTGCGCCCCCTGGATCGCGGCAGCAGCGGCCAGACCGATCGGACCAGTGACCAGCAGCGCGCCGGCGGCGATGATACCGAAGCCTCCAGCCAGTTCCGAGACCATGGCGCCGAGCCCGCCCACGCGGCTGGTGAGGACCATCAGCGAGCCCGGGATGCGCGAGAAATTACCGACGACGACCTCGTGGGCCAGCACCATCAGTTCACGGCTCGCGCTCGCGGTAGCGAAACCGCTCTTGCTCGCTCCGTCCGACATCGCTTCGAAGCCTTCGACGCCGGCCTTCGACATCAGCTTCGACGTCTTTTCGATCTCATCTTCCAGGCCCTGGAACGCCTTCATGGCGGCCGGATCGACGCTGTTGCCCATTTCCTTGCGCAGAATCGCAAGGTCGGCCTGCAGCGAACGCAGCTTGGTGCCGAGCGGGTCGTAGCGCGCCAGGATCTTCTGCGTCTCGGTCGACAGCGCGGCAGTGCCAGCCTGCGCCGACTTCATGGACGCGGCGACGGCGGCCATGTTCTGCGCCTGCAGGCGCTGCGACTCGGCCCAGCTGGACGTCACACGCGCGCCGGCAGTCTGCGCAGCCGTATAGCCCTGCGCAGCCGCCGTCGCCTCGTTCATGGCGCCCACTTCGGCCAGCGACGCCGCCACCATTTCACGGATGCGCGCGCTGGCGTTTGCTTCCGCGGCGGCCAATTCAGCGGTTTCCGCGCTGAGGCCGGCCTGGGCATCCTTCAGGTTATTCAGGCGCCCGATCAGCGCCGCCACCTCGGTGCCGACGCCGTTCAAGTTGGCCTTGTGCTGCAGCAGCTCCTGGCTGGACATACCAAAGGTGGCGATCTCGTCCCTGAGCTGCTTGACCATGCGCTCGCCGGCGGCCGTGGCCTGGTCGCTCTCGGCGGCCACGCCGGCCCAGGCATTGACCATGTCTTGAGACGAGGTTTTGACGGTGGCCGATGCCTCGGCCATGTCGGTCTTGAGCTGGCCGGTGTTCGCGCTCAGATTGATGACCAGACCGCCCACGGTAACTGCACCCGGCATAGCAAACTCCTTGGTAAATCAGCAATTCAGAACTTCCAGTGCGGCGCGGGCCATGACCTGCAGTCCCTGGAAGATTTCGGGGCGTTTCTTTTTCCGGATCTGCAGTCCCTCGTAGACCACGGGGAGCGCGCACAGGTTGAGACCGGCCCGGCGCGGCTCCATGCCGCCGGTCCAGATCCACTGGTCGCGCATTTCCAGGAACACTTCGACGATGGGCCAGTTCTCGCGCCACACCTCGAACTGGACGGGCTTTTCGTCGACGCCGATCCAGGCCGCCGTTTCGTCGGAGGCAAGTCCCCACAGTTCGAAATCGTCCTGTGCGGCCTTGCCGTCGTCCTTGCCGCCGCGCGCCCAGAACGCGGCGGCATCCTTCAGTTTTTTGCGCGGGCGCCGGTGGCGATCTCGTTGATCGCGGTGTTGATGCCGCGCAGGATGCTCAGGCCGTGCACACTGCGCGCCGCGGCGAGCAGGGTTTCGCGGTTGAAGTCGATCGGGGTCTTGTTCTCGTCGACGACCTGCTTCCAGCCGGTCATGACCTTCAGGATGTTGTCGACGGACTGCTCCTTCCAGTCGATTTCGGTAGCCGTCGCCTCGCCGTCGTCGATGCTGGCCGGTTCGAGTTCGGGCGTGCTTTCGACCAGGGCTTTGCGGTCGTCGTCGTCGAGCAACTTGAATTCACCCGTGAACTCGAACTTGTTGATCTTGCCGCCGTCGGCAGCGACTTCGACCTTGACGGGCCAGGTGATGGTTTTGTTCTTGGTGCTGGTGATGATGAACATGGTGTTTCCTTTTCGCGTGGGTAAAAATTGCCCGTGCCGGCCGCCGCTCCCCGCGAAAGGAAGACAGCGACCGGTCGGTGCTCGGTGACCCGGCCAGGCCGGGGTAAATCAGAGGAAGCAGATGGTCAGCTCGTCGTTGCCATTCAGCGGGTTGAAGCCCTGCTTCATGGTCAGCATCGTGACGCCGTCCTTGTCGCCGTACGACGGCTCGGTCAGCTGCTGCTGCGGCGCGTCGATCTTGACGATGTTGCCGGCGACCGTGCCATGGGTGATCGAGAACGGGCCCAGCACGACGTTCTTGATCAGGGTCCACCAGTCCTTGGCCACGGTCGCGCCGCCGGTGCTGACCGGCGTGGCCTCGATCGTGATCGAGCCGGTCGGCTTACGGTCCGTCAGCTGCACGCTCTCGGTACCGCCTGGCAGCGAGCGGAAGTTGACCGACGTCGCCAGATCGAAGCTGAAGTCGCTGACCACCGCACCCAGGAAGCCGGAGACGTTCACGCTGCCGGTGTTCTTGTTGTTGATCGCCAGCGGCTGCGAGTACTGGGTCAGGTTCGGACTCGGGATCGGCGAGTCGGTCGGCGTGGTGTACAAGCCGGTGAACTGGAAGCTGAACATCGGGATGCCCTGCGCGCTTGCCTTCATCGACACGGTGCCGCGCGCGCCCAGCATCAGGTGTTTGACGCTGTCGACGTTGACGTAGAACGCGACCGATTCGAGGTTGCTCGACACCGGCTGGTAGACGACCTGCGCGGGAATGGTGTACGCCGTGGTCGCAGCGGCTGCAGTGGCGAGCGCTGCAGTGAAGGTCGCCACCTTCGTCGCGCCGACATAGCTCGCGATCACAGCCGATTGGCCCGCGCCGGTGCCGCCCGTCAGGTTGATCGTCATGCCGACGTAGGCGCCATCGACGGCGGACGCGCCGGCGGCCAGCGTCATCGCGGTGGCGCTGCCAGCGGTCGCGGAGCCGGACACCGCCGCGGCCAGCGTGGTCGCCGACAGGCCGCAGGCGCGTAGCAGCTCGTCATATGCCGGCGCGGTGCCCGGGGTGCCGGAGCCAGCCATCTCGATGTCGAAGCTGACCTTGGCGTAAATCGCCGCCAGGACGCTCGGGTTGTTGCCCATGTACGCCTTGACGTTGTTGCGCTCGGCCAGCGTCATTTCCATCGGGCTGACCGTCAGGTTGCTCATCAGGAGCGCGTCGAGCTGGGCGGTGGGCGTCGGGTCCTGGCCATAGGTAGATTCGATCTTGGCCAGGATGGTGCGCTTACGGGTGAGAAGGGACATGCTTATTCCTCGGTCGGTTGTTCAGCCGGTACGACCGGCGAAAAAATACCCGCCGAAGCGGGTTGCTCTGGGGTGCTGCCCTGGTCGGGCGCCGCGTCTTCCGGATCCGGGTCGCCCGGGTTGCGCGTGCGCCCCACCAGGTTGTGATCGCCGCCAGCGTCGACGACGTAGCTGCCGCCCTGCCCGCTGAATTGGCCTTGGCCGTTGTCTTGGTTCATACCTGTCCTTCCAGTTGTCGATAGAGGATGTTGTAGACGGCCTGGGCCACGCCCAGCGCCGGGTTTGCTTCGTCGATCGAGCGCGTGACCGGGCCGACCGTCAGGTCGACAGCCAGGCCGGACAACGTGCGATCGGCGTACAGCGCTGCGTGCGCGGCGGCGCGTGTCGGTTCCGGCGCCAGCAGCGGCGCGCCGCCCTCGGCGACAATGATCAGCGTCACCGAGAGGTCCCACTTCACGTAGCCGCCGCCGAAGGTGTCAGGCCGTGGGGTGTCGTCACCGATAACCACTACGATGGCAGGCATGTCTTCGAAGGATTCCTGGTTGGCGGTGTCGGCGCGCACGTTCAGGCCAGCCGCCTGCAGTATCGCCACGATGGCGGCGACGATCTGTTCGGTTTTTGTCATGGGTCCTCGCGGTAGTGGAGCGTGAAGCTCATGTGGTTGAAGCAGATGCCAGTGTCCGGATCCACCAGATCGAGGTCCGTCTCGTAGAAGCAGTCCTTGACGATCACGTCACCGACAGCGACGTTGCGCTTGCGATCCATCGCCTTGCGAACCAGCTTGGCGATGCGCACGGCGTCCTCGCGCGACTCGGCCCAGATCGTGACCTGCATCGATGCGCGCATCAGCCCGGGGTTCGCTGTTGCGCCGCGCGCGCCGCGTCCGCCCATCTTCTGGAACGTGACGGCCGGGTAGACGGGCGGGTCGTCCAGCCTGTCCGGGTAAATGCGCTCGCCTACTGCCGCGAGCAATGTGCTCGACGCCATGAGGAGCCCCAGGGTTGCAGCGTGCTCGCTCATACAAGCTCCGGCAGTTTGTCGCGGACGGACTGCACCAGCACGTCGATCGCTTCCTGGGCCTTGGCCTCGAGCGCCGGCTGCATGTACGGGTGCGCCGGTGTGTTGTTGGTCGACGCCGCACGCGCTTCGGCCTTTGAACGCTTGCCGCCACGCAGCGCTTCACCGGCCTTGCGGTTGATGTGGCCCTTCTCGACCCACAGAGCGTAAAAGGCAGCAGCGGCGCCAAGCCGCTTCTGCTGGGCCTGCGTCAAGTCGCCGGCGACAACGCTGTAGGTCACCCGGGTCGGCGTGCCGCGGCGTGCGGTCACGCGGATCGACGCCTGCAGGGCGCGGGTAAGCGCATTCGGATGCGGCGCGGCGCCGTCGAAGTTCGTCCGGGCCTGCTCGCGCACGACGTTGGCGGCCTGGCGCAAGCTGGAGCGCAGAACGTTCTTCACCAGCTTGTCGCTGATCCCGCTCAGGCGCGTTTGCACGTCGGCCAGGCCCTCGATTTTCAGGTCAGCCATTGGTTAGTCCTTTCTTGCACATCAGGATCAGCCAGTGGCGATCGCGCTCGAGCACCGCCTGGATGTCGTAGACCGTGGCGCCGTGCAGCACGCGCATGCTGGGCAGCACACCCTCGCGGCGCCGTATCCTGATCTGGGTCTGCACTGCGTTCTGGGTGCCGCCGGCGACGACAAACTGATTGCCGGTCAGGTCCGTGATGCTCGCCCATAGCTTGCCATCGCCCGTCAGCACGTTCACCCAGTCGTTGGTCAGCTTGTTGAGGCCATCGCGTGCGCCGGACTTGACCTGGAGCGTGATCCGCTTGTCGAGAGAGAATGGGTCGTTGACGATCATCCGTACACCTTCAGGCCGTCCAGCAGCCGGTCGGTGAAGCTCGATTTGACGGTTGCCTTGAGTTCCTTGATGACCGGGTCCCATTGCTCGACCAGCCTCGCGAGGATGTACAGACGCGCGTCCTCGGGCGTCGTGGTCGCATCGGGCCCGTAGCCGGCCGTGTAGTCGATGATCACCGCCTTAATGCGCCCCGCGGTCGCTGGCCATGACCGACCAGGCGCTGGCACGATCCAACCCGGCTCGCTTACCGTGTCGTCGTCGTAGTCGGCCGGGTCGAGCGTTTGCTCGACTCCATTCAGGTCGATGAACTTGACGCTCTCGACGCTGAAAGTGGGCGCGCTGAGGCGGATCGCGTCCGGGAAGCTATCCAGCGTGACGCGCATCGGCCGATTAACGAAGGCACGCTGCGTGTAGTGCTCGGCCTCTTTCGTGATACCGGCAACCCAGATCGCGATCTGCGCATCAAACGCAGTGTCATCCTGGTCGATGCGCAGTGCGTCCTTAGCGTCCGCCAGCGCTACCGCCATCGCGGCCGGCGGCGATACCTGTCGTGTGGTCATCGGGTACCTCCTTGCACCGCTGGCGGGCGAGCTCCTGTTTGCTGCGGCGCTGAGGTTTCTGGCGCGCGAGCGAACGGCCCGAGCGCCGGCGGCGGCAGCTTCGGCCCGGCCTGCGCGCCGTGGACAGCGTCATGTGCCGCGACGAGATCCGCTGCTTTGATCATCAGTGGTCCTCCAGGGCGAATTTGATCGTACGGTCGAACTGCTCCGTGTTCGCGCAGATCACCCGGGCCGTGATGCTCGGCGAGGTGCTGGCATTAGCCGCCACCCAGGTCTGGTCGATCGTCACCTTCGCCACGATCAGGCTCCCCTGGATCTGCGCGGCCTCGAGCACCGTCACGCCAGCGACGATCGTGGACACAGCCAGAGCCGTGGTTGCGCGTACCGTCAAATCCGACGTGATGTCCCAGACGATGTAGTTCTTGTCGTCCGGGTCAACCGGCAGGATGTTGGATGTAGCCATTCAGAACCTCACTACCTTTATCGGTGCAGGGAACACAACCCTGCGGGATGCCGGAATTTTGGTGGCGTCAACAATGAATGCGCCAGCCGGAATTACGCCCGCCGCACCGGTGCTGCTGGCGTTCGTCTGCATGCTGGTTGCTGCGGTTTCGGTAACGGTTTTCGGCGCGCTCGTGGCCGGCGTCACGGTCGCGGCCCCGGTCGAACTGTTATTGCTCTGCGTGCTGTTCGCGCTGACTTCGGTCACGGTCTGCACGACCACGCCGAACGCCAGGTCGAAATACGACGATCCGACCAGCGCGCCGCCGCTGTACAGGTCGAAGGGCACGCGGTAAGTGCCGTCGCTCGCCGCTGCAGTCACGGCGCCGTTTTCGTCGGCCGCAAACGTGGTCAAGCCGCCAGGCGGGTGCGGCACGCCGTAGACTTCCGTGTCTGCATCGGCCGGCAGGTTCAGGCAGGCGAACAGGTAGCTCGGGCCATGGTCGCCGTTCGACGGGATCAGCGAGCCGAGCACGCCGCGCCCGCCGCCCCCGTAGTAGTCGAACCCGGTCATGCCAGGTACATCGCCCGAGTAGTAAGCGTCGGTAGCGCTCATACCGCTGTCACCTTGGCGATGCCGCGTAGCGAGCCGTCGACGTTGAAGTAGGCCACGATATAGGTCGTGCCGGCCACGAGGGCGGCATCATTGACCGACAGGCAGCCGGTGCTATCCGTGCCCAGGTTCGCGAGCGACAGCACGACGGTTCGGTCGAGCTTCATGATCACGACGTTCGGCACGATGATGCTGATTTGTGCGGAGCCGCCGAACGGCGCGAGCGGCTTCGTTTTGATCGTCGCAGTTCCAGGGGCGCCCGCCGGCGTGACCGTGGCCGCGCCGGTGCTGGACGTGTTGCCCTGGGTGCTGGGTGCGCCGGTTTCGTTGACGGTTGCGGCGGTGGTGCTGCCGCCACCAACGGGAGCCAGGCTGCCGAAAGGTGCATTCAGGCTATGGCCGCTGGCCGTTTCTGGGTACCCGCCGTTTTGCGAGAACGAGTAAATCTGGACCCAGGTCGAACCGTCGACAGAAACTTCCGTCACCATGCCGGCGTAGTAGCGCCCATCGCCGAAGTAGTGAAACACCTTGATGGTGGCGATATCGGTCACTGCGCCGAGATCAACTGTCACTTGGACCAGGCCCGCGCCCATGTCGACTACCGGAGCGGTCGAGCTTGCATCGCCATCGGTAACGTAGGAGAGCGATCCAGCACTCGGCGTCTTATTTGCCGTGACAGTTTTGCCAACTGCGACATTGGTTGCGCTGGCATTAAGCGCCTGTATCTCAACCCAATGGGCGCTGCCGTTTACGTTGCTGCCGCCGCTGATGGTGTCCCTGATGTAGCGAATACCGGATACTGACATTTGCAGGAGCCCTTAATTATTCCGTCGCAAAGAAATAGATCGGCTGGTCTACCGCATTGAGCAAGCCACACCCGCCAAGGCGCTTGGAGTACCAGAACCTATTAAACGTGCCGTTGACCTGGGCCACCGTAGGGATGACGCTGTTCCCGGCCGCCGGCGTGAGAAAGCTCTTGGCCCAGGATGTGGTTCGAGGGTCGCCCGTAGGCGTAAGCTTGCTGATTTGTTCGGTGTTGCTGTAGTTGCCCCAGATCAGAAGCTCGGAACCAGTCCAGTCCATACCCGCAGCACCGTAGTTGCTGCTGTCAAGCCCTGTTGACCAGTTCCCAACCAATGTGGGCTCGACAATGGCGTAGCCGTTTGCCAAGTCCCATAGGAAGAAATACTGCTTGTACCCCGCGCCGCCATGGTGGAGCACCGCGAGGAAGTCGTATTCTTTTATGTACTTGACCTGGATGTAGGCTGCTGCGATGTTGTTCGGGTACCCATACGATGAGTACGCCTTGGCAGCCTTGTCGAACTTGATCAGCGATGTCGTTCCGCTGTTGACCATCCAGACGCAATTACGCGTCGGGTCAAAATCTGCGCCCCCCGTAGGCGACTGGCCAAACCCGTTAGGCAAGGACTGCGGATCCAGGAGCAGTGTCGACTCACCCGATGTCGGGTCAAGCTGGAAAATCTTGGCGCTGGTATGCGAGTCCGGAAACGGCGCATAGATGAACATCGTGATCGGACCCTCGCCGGGGATCGCCACGTGGTTGTTGTATGGGTGTCCTGGCCGCGGGCGGAGGTCCCCGTAGACGCCGGTGACATCTGCACTGTCCGGGTTGGGCCAGGACAGGAGGTTGCCGATGGCCCCTGAGGGGCTGCGCAGCATCCTGAACTGCGGAACGTCCAGCATCAGGTTGTTCGAATACGGTTCATTGCCGCCGTA